TGCTGCTCTAACATCAAGATCAACTAAAGCACCACTACCATTAATCACAAAACCACTCAAAAGATCACTTCCACCAGACACTGCAGTTTGAGTAATATTGTACTGCATAAAGGAGTTTGGATCGGGATGATTTAACCAAGTTCCTCCAGTCAGTGTTGCATTTTCTAAAAGTTGCCAATAAACATTTGTATTATCATCAGTTGCTGCCTGCAATGATCTCAAGAGCATTACACCAGTTAGATTATTGGATTTCAAACGAATGCTTATAATTGGATAGTATGTATTTGCAGATGACATCGTTGTCCCTGTGATGGGATTGGATATACTCAAAAGAGTTCCAAGTTTTTCTGGTTCTCCTTCCTGAATCAGAGAATTAGAACCTTGATAAAGATAATGAGTTCCTGCAACACCAGTTACATTTTCTATCTCAAGTCTAATTGGTAAGAATGGAGTAGAACACCACACTCCTGGATTGGTATTTGCATTATCAAAAGTATGAGATGCAACAGTCTCATTCTTCATTAACCAAGCAAATTGAATTATACCTGCACCATACCATTCATAATTGATAGAAATCATTTGTTGTTTTGTTGGATCTGCAGTTACTCCAGTCCAACCATTTCCATCAAACTTTTCACCATTCCAATCATCTCTGTACACTCTTGTTTCTGTAACAATTCCAGTTACACTACTGCGAATTACATAAGAATATGTTCCTCCATCATCCTCAAAATAAACACCGTTGTTTTCATCAAACAATCCAAATCTTCTGCGAATACCTACCTGTGGAGTATCAAGACGAATTGCAAATGCAAGAGTTGCTCCTCTACCAGGAATGTATCTCATTACATTCTTGGTTTGACGAACAATTTTACTACCAGCAGTAGAACCAACTTGCATTACAATATTACTGGCATTTGCATTAAATGTTGCAGTTCCAACTCCAACTACTCTTTCATCCCATACATCAGTCTCTTTACCATACTGGAAGGTGTTAAAAAATACTGTTTGGTATGGAGATATTTTAAATCTGTTGTTGTTGGTAAATTGAGGTCTCCAGTCCGTCTGGTTTCCCCAGTGGTCTGCAATATTAAAAGTTTCAAAAAGACTTCTTTCTTGGTCTAAAAAGTCTTGTGTAGTTTTTTTCCAAATAGCCATGATTAATCAATCCATTCCAACTTCGATGGGTGGTATCTTTTTGCGTTTTTAATATTAAAGTTTTTTTCTTCTGCTGGATAAATGTTATGAACCATCGCACCAGGATATTCTTTTTGAAGTTGTTCCCCAAGTTCTTGTTTTGAAGGAACTCCGGAATTAGTTACTAGATCTAATCTATAAAGATTTCCTTGCCACATTATATCGGCAACATAACTCTCACCAACTTGTTGGGTTTGTTCTGGTTGAGAATTAATATAAAGATTTCCAGTAAAATCACCAGCAATATTAACTGATTCAGATATAAATTGCTTGAATGATTTCATATTAGTAGTTTTCTGTAGTTTCTGTTTCCACGTCTTCTGATTCAAGTCCAAACATTGAATTTGAAATTGCGGGTCGTATGGTTTCTATTTTTTCTGCTGACTTTGCAAATAAAATATCTTTAATTTTATCGCTAATTTGATAAGGCGATTCCTCAGCAGCAATCATATCAAGAAGTTCTTCCATTTTAATTAAATTTGTAATTTTTTATATTTATGTTATTATGAATCAAATCTTTCCCCCTTTAGGAAGTTCCATTGATTTATCACTTACTTCTACTTGAGAAGAATCTGAATTTAAATCTGGTTCCATTACGGGTTGTCCCAAATCCATATCACTACCTTGATCCATTGGCATTCCTGTAGCTGGATCTATCGGAGCATTTGGGTCGGGAATAATGCCAGATTCAATTTCTTTTTTAATAATCTTATCTTCTTCAACGATTTCCAAATCAGTCTGTCTAAGAATTTTTCTTCTTACATAATCCTGAGAAAAATATTTTCCAACATAAGGTTCTGCAGTAGCAACTAAATTTAATCTTTCCGTGAGGAGTTCTGCGTCTTTTAGTTCTGAGAAATGATTATCGTATAGGAAGTTATATTGTATGTGCTCACCCATTCTATCCCAATCGTTTGGGGTAATAATATTTTTTAATATAAGCTGAGTCTTCAGCATATCATTAAACATGTAAGAAAATCTTTTCCTTAATCTTGCTACAAATTTAGTAAATTTGAGCTCATCTCTTAATATTTCTGAAGAACGTCCCAGGTTAAATCCACTTTCTCCACCAATTCTTGTTGATGGCACATTCAAAGATCTGTATAATTTTTCTTGGAAATACTTAATATCAGTAATTTCTCCTAGATTTTGTCCACCTGGAAGTGTGGTGATTTCAGTTCCTCTGCCACCTTCGCGGCGAGGGAGCCAAAAATCTTCAAGCATACTGACAAATTTTTTATCATCACGAATTTCTCCGGTCGAAGCATCATATACAAGTTTATTACGATATCTCATCATAACGTCACGAAGATATTGCTCTGCCTTTACCTTGGGAAGATTGCCAACATCAATGTAAAAAATACGACGTTCGGGTGCGCGAGACAATCTATAAATTACAAGAGAATCTTCAATCATTCTTAGTTGATTGAGAGATTTGATTGCCTTGTGTAGATATGAAAGTGTTGATCCTTTATTTCTGTCTACCAATCCAGAAGTGCAATACGTAATTGAATCTCGAGAAAATTTAATTCCACCCCCACCCATGGAAGAAGGATTTGAGGTTGGATATGTCATTTTTGGATTATATACAAAATATTCCTGAATCTCGGGAAATTCATAATCCATTGGATTATCGCTATTTACATTTGCCAGTCTATATGACTTTTTATCCTCTTCTTTTTGCTTTTGTTGTCTAACATAACGCATTTTCATTGCGTCTATGTATCTGAGTTCTTGAATTCCTGCTTGGGGATTTTTTAAGTCAATTATTTTGTGGTAATATAGCCTTCCGTCAACATACCAGTTTCTATAAATTTCGTGAGATTTTCTATCAAAATCCAATAATTCTAAAATATATTTAAATTCTTCTCTTATTTTCTTTTTTATTCCATCACTTGCATTAAGATTTGAAAGTTCTATTTCTACCGGAGAATCATTAGAATCTGAGACCACAGCCTCATTTACAATATCTTCAATGGCACTATCACATTCTGGGTGAAGTGCCATTTCTCGATATCTTTTTATCAAATCAAATTCAGTTCTATATACACCCTCAATATCTACATAAGATCCAAAAAAACCGGAACTTAAATAATGATCTACCTCATCTTCGTTGTTTGGTGGAACAGGAGATACGGTTGTGGGTGATAATTTATTAGAGCTATCTTCAATTGAGAAACCGAATAACTTCGACATGATTAAATGTTAAACCCTATAAACTTGTACTATTTATCAGCTACCGCTACCTGCCTTTTCGGGGTAGAAGTATTGTACTTGGAATTCCACTGTAAATTCTTCAATAGTATCCGACGAATCATATGAAAGATCAATCTGGGAAACATTAGTTGGGAAAATATCTACAAACCTGTATTGCGCAAGAATGCTTGCATTTGAGGTCGTAGATGCGTTTGCGGAATTTTCTTTTGAAACAGCTCCTCTTCCAAGTTGATAAACTGTTGCTTGTCCCATATAATCATTTGGATTTGTTAATCCAGTATGATTTGAGTATTGTGCAACACTTTGCATCCAAGATTCGAATGATCTTCTATGAGCAAAGTTTTCGTCATTAATAACAGTTACTGTCCAGGTATCGAATGTTCGATCGCCTGCAACTTTCAAAATTCTACCTCTAAATGGCACATCAATAGGAGATACATTAGATGCGGGTAAAGCTGCTGCTTTACATAAGAATCTAAAATTCTCAGAATCAAAAGTTGTAGCTCCATCAGATTGAATATTTGCTGGTAAAGAAGCTGGAAATGTTACCTGAACTTCAAATAGATTGGGGCGGGCGCCTCCACCAACTAGCGCCCCTTTCATTGCTGAGATTCCTCTTACTGGAATAGTTGCCATTTTACTTTCCTCCTTTGTGGTTAATTAAAGTTAAAATCAAACCCTACCAGCAACTTCTTCGAAGCTGACACCAGTGCGAGTAGCTACGAATGTCAAAGTTACATAATTAATTGATTTTGTTGGCTTTAAGAATATGTCTGCTCTAAATTCATTATTGTCAATAATATCTGGAGTATTATTAGTTTCATCGCAGACAACTAAAAAGTCATAAAGACCTCTTTTTGCCTGAACATCGCGCAAATATGGCTCAATTATATTAACAAAGTTTGCTCTAGTAATTTGATCATTCAATTCAAACAACTGTGCTTGAGCAGCTCTTTCTAATGCTTGTTCGACTGTAAGGAATAGACGACGAACGTTAATTCTATCGAAAGCAGAAGCATATCCAAGACCAGTTTTATCTCCAAATAGAAGTGTTCCCACTCCAGGTTGAGTTACAATGCTATTAACTCTTGATGAATAAAGTTTGTCTCTTTGTGCCTTATTTGGGTTATATGCAAGCTTGACTGCATTATTTAAAATACCTCTTTGCTGACCTGCAGGAGAGAACCATGGATAAGAAACGACATTTGTTCTCATCATTAAACCAGCAATGTCTGCATTGCATGGTATGTAACGGAATAAATTATTAAAACGATCATAAGTGTACTTATAACCAGAATCAAATACCGCATATGATGTGGAACTTATAGAACTAAAGAATCTAACTATATTGTCTGTTTGAGTTGTTGTATTCGTCAGATCTACAACATTGGCTCTATGTGGCGAAATAACCGCCATACAATCTTTTCTAAGTTCTGCAATTGCAATTAATTTGTTTGCTTTTGATTGGGATTCGAATTCTGAATCTAGTCCAGGTCCACAAATTAAATAATCAACTGCTACTTGATCTTTATTTGAGAATAGATCGTATGCAGTTGAAAGATCTCCTAAAGTTGTCTTAAAACCATTAGAAGCTGAATAATCTTTACCTCCAATCAGAGTATAAGTTTTATTTCCAATTGCACTAAAGACCACTCCTTGTGCGTTAGATCCCCATAGACCTTGATTTATTGTATATGGAGTAAATCCAGAATAGAATCCAGTAGCTACTGGATTTGTTCCGTGATATGCATCATATACAGAAGAAGGATTTTTTCCGCTATAGATGTATGAAGAGAAATTTGCAAGATAATTCTTGTACCAAATTTTTTGGGGAGAATTTACTAACGAAACCGAATCTGCAGCTTTTGAAATTCCAATATGCTTTTCTAGAATATTTCCTCTGATTCCAGTTACTGCTCCAGAATCATCGACAACAACAATGTGCATTGCGTCGTTTTTTCCATTTCTTTCAGTTGAATAATTATTAGATACTGGTTTTTGTGCAATTGATGCCCAATATACAGTGCTATTTGTTAGTCCAAGAGTCTGACTTCCATACCAATCAGAAATTGAAGCTGCTGTGGAAGTTCCGGTTGTTATTCCCGAATTGTTAACAAATGCAAGAGTATCACTAACTTCAAATGAAGAAATCGCACTTCCTTGACTATAATCGATTAAAGCTTCCGTTCCTGCAGAAGAAACTCTAGAAACAATCTTTACATCAATTGTGCTTGAACCATTAACAGAATCTGTAGTTACACCAGTGATAATTGCTTTTAAATAACCATTAAATGTTGAAGTTGTTCCAGCTCCTGGAACAACAGCATTGATTATTGCCGTTGTGACACCATATCCAATTACAGCACCTAATGCTCCAGGATTAGTGGTATTGATTCCAATAATTTGGTCAGCTTTATCGTCAATAAAACAAACTTTTAAGTCGTTGGACCAAGTTCCTGCATTTTTTGAAGAAAAAGTATATCCTACAGCATCTGATGAGTGATTTGTATTATAATCATCATAATTCTTTATGTTCAGGGTGCTTGAATATGCAGAACCTACTCCAGCATTTGCGCAATTTAATGTTGCTCCATTAGTTCTAACTACTTTAAGAACCCCACCATAAGAAAGATATGATGATGCACTCATCCAATACTCATATTGAGAATCTGTTGTTTTTGGTTTTCCAAAGACATTTATCAATTCTTGCTCTGTGCTGATGTCAATGGGTTGTTCTACTGGACCTTGAACGAAAGGACCCGCAATAGCTCCGATGTTATCTAAAACATTATCAGCTCTCCCAACAGTTAAATCAACTTCCCTCGTAAGTACACCGGGAGATAATTGAGGAGTCGCCATGTTTTTCTCCGTAAAATCTCAGTTTATCTAAAAAATATTTATTAAAAACTGGATTTACATATAGTCCCACATATAAGATGCGTCACCATACTCGTCAGTGAACCACCTATCTCCATCAACATCTACAAAACTTTCTGTATCAATTGCTGTAGAAACAAATCCAAATGGTGCCATATCTTGTTCTATTTGATTTTTTTGTTCCTCATACAACCTTTTTCGTACATCTTGATCTGTCAACTCTTTAAAATAATCTTGCAGTACTAACCAGGCATATATTACCAAACACATTGCTAAGTCGTCATTGCAACCTTCTTCTGCTTCAAATGAATTGTGTTTTTGAATAAAAGTTGTTAATTCGCTAATAATATCATAATCTTTTATTAATATTTTGTCTTCTTCTATAAGAGTTTTAAGATTTAAACAACCAACTTTTTTCACGGTTTTTGACATTTTGACTCCAAGTTGAGTTTTTTTGCCAGAAAATCCTTGTCCAACTATTTGCCCCGCTCTTCCTCGCATAGAACACATAAGAACATTTTGGTATTCCAAATCATAATTTAAAATTGAAGCAACTTGATCACCAACATCATTAACTTCGCATAATACGAATGCTTTGTTATAGCTTTTAGCGACCTCATGTATAATGCTGGGAAATAGCATTGGTTTTATTTCATTATTTTTATATTTTGCTACTACTTTATGTGGGAATGTTGTTATATCGACAACAACAAAAGCTGAATAGTCGTTACCAACTCCTCTTGCAACGTCAACTGTTAATAAGTATTCGTGATCTTCTATAACTTCCTCGTATATGTCTAAACCAGCACTTTTAGTAATTGCGCTGTCATAAACCATATTTCTCAATTTACTTGGTGCAATTAAAGTATCTACGGAACCTAAAAATTCACATTCAAATTCTACTTTAAATTGTTGTTCTGAAGTATTTGAAATAGTCTGTTGTTTCCATTTTTCGTCTCTTCCGGGAACTTCAGACCAATGAACATCTGTTGGAATATATTCATTTTTCTTTCTTTCTGCGTCATGCCAAATTTTATAAAAATGATTCATCCCATGAGGGGTAGAAACAATAATTACTTTGGTGTTTTTACCGGAAGAAATAGTAGGATAAACTGAACTGAAAAACTGATCAGCAATATGGTTGGGAATAAAGGCAAATTCGTCGAGGAAGATGATGTTATATGATCCACCACGAACTGCAGAAGCTGATGTGGAAGCAGCAATAATTTTTGATCCATTTTCAAGTTCTAAAGATGCTTTGTTCCATGTCATAACCCCCTGCTGTAACCACTTTGGGAGGTTCTCGTAAGCGGTCTGAAGGCGGTCTAAGAGATCTTTTGCGGTAGATGCCTTGTTGGCAAGAATTGCAATGTTAACGTTGTCATTAAAAATTGCATAATAAAGTAAATATGATACTACAATGGTCGATTTACCTGACTGACGCGGCAGTTTGCAAACATTAAATCTGTGGTTATGAAACCTTTCAATCATATTTTCTTGGAATGGATATGGCCTAAACGGCTGTAATCCATAATCCAAAGTTACAATTTGAATATAATTTTTAGCAAAATACAAGGGATCGTTTTGACACCTAGCAAACTCTAAAACCTGATCTTCGGTGAATTCAACAATAGTATTTGCTTTTTTTAAAAGCGGATTACCAAGATAATGTTCAGCCATAATAAAACCTATTTTTCAATTACAATTCCAACGTCTTAACGCCTTATTAATTCTGCTATCTGGATCTCTTGCTGTTTCTGCACTAGTCAGTCTTTTTTTCATTCCACTCATTCTTGAGCAAAAAGACTTACGGCGATTTGCATCTTTTGATCCTTTTTTAAGTTTTGAAGGATCTTTTATTACTGCAGTTTTTAATTTTGAACCTGGATTTTCTTTGCGATAAGCATTTACTGCTTTTTGACTTAAACCATCCGTATTATCTTTACGATTTACAGATTGCCAATCTTCTTGTACTTGGGATTGCTCTCCCATAGTCTTCACATAATTTTTTGACGGCCCTGGTTTTGCATAACTTCCACTGGGAGAAATTGTTTGGATCAAGGGTCCACTAGAGGAAATTTCGGAAACACTGTAATATAGTATAGAACAACCTGGATATACCTTTTGAAGTTCTGCGTTTATTTCTTTTCTTGTTGGAAGTTTTATTTGTGGGAAAAATACTTTTAATGTATAATATTTTCCTCTCCAAGTTAGAGTAACTTCGACAACATTACCGGTCTGTGCTAACAGTCTTGTTGCTTCTTCTATTTCTTTTTTGTCTGCCTTAATTTTATCTGGAAGTATCAGATCTATGACTTCGGCAAAAGTATTTCCTTCGGCGTCTTCAATAGTCACATTTTCCTTTTTCACACATTTATTATACTTCTTACCAAAAATTTTTTGAGTTCCCTTTTTTTCATATCCAGTCCAACATTTCATTTCGTCTAATATTTTATCTACAAGTTTTTGTTCCTCCATTTCTCCACTCGCAACATAATCTGCGGCAGTGTCGATATAATCCGCTGCTTTAGTGATCTTAGACTGTACCCATGCTTCCAGATCACCTTCCCCCTTACCAACTTTTGCTTGGAGTCTTTTTACTGCATTTGTAATTGTTTGAAGTTCTCCACGAGCCATTGAATACTCTTCATCTTTTACTGAAACTTTATCCCAAGTTTTTTCTCCGTAAGAACATTGGGATCTCGTCTCTCTTTTATCACATAATGGGCAATATCTTTCTTCTTCTTGCATAGTTTGCTCCGATTTAGTTCCCCAGTTTGCGGCACCAACTTTGCGACATTTTACAAGTGCTCCAGATGCATATGCACTTGGCCAAACGTCATAGCGAGACTTTACCTTACGATAACATGCGTCTTTTTTCCCACTATCCTTACTTAGTTTGTCTTTTACTTCTTGTAAGTTCATTTCTTCTGTTTTAACGTTGGTTGGCTTTGCTCCGCCAGTTTTTTGTGGTTGATTTGGGTCTAAACGATTCTTTCTTCTCTTTGCTGCTTCTTCTTCTTTATCATTTAAACTTCTTTTCATTTTAGAACTTCCGCACTTTGGTGTGGATTTTTGTCCCGGTTGACGAGCACATGGTTTTCCTGACCACTTCCCGCCCAATTGAACCCATCCACTTTTTCCATCAGAAGATTTTGATTTATTAAACCAATCATGAAGACCTTCATCTCCAGATTTATTCTCTTCTTTCACGTCTTTAAACTTTCTCCTGTGCTCTTTTTTGGCAGAAGACTCCATTTTTTTAAGTCTAGTATAATAATCTGGTATTTCGTTTAAATGCTGAAGGGCAATATATTTTGCCAGTTCGTGATCTTGAGTATGTTCGTGTTCAATAGGTTCTCCCATATCAAGTTGTTTTTGTATAACAGAAACATCAAGACGGTGCTTCTTTGCAATTTGTTCAACTGTTTTATGTGACTTAAACTTATCGCTCATTTAAACAAAATTGAACATTAATATTATTTATCAATAAATCTCATTTATCTCCAAAATTCATACCCCTTATATTTGTTCAAAATATATGGAGATAGAATTGATTTTGGATCTATTGATTTTTTTTCTAATTTTTTCCTTACCTTATGCAAATCTTTCATTCCATAGATAGAATCATTTGGTTTATTTTTTTGCTCAATATTTATAAAATCATGTTTGAAGTACTCTATCCCCAAAAAATGATATACATTTTTCATAGTTGATTCTGGATCATTGATTAAATCATCATATTCTATTAAATGGAATTTATTTTTATTCTCTGAAATAAGAGATTGGCTCAATGAAAATAATTCTTGATCCATTGGATTTTTTGGTGACATTAAAAAGTCACATCTAACATCGTCAACTGGTCTATAAAAAAACATTTCTGCTTGAGAAATATCCCTATCAATAACTGACTGAATATTTGGATTTTTATGTATTAAATTGATAAAAGAAGCTAAAATTTCTAAAATATCTCTGACAGGACATAGTATTTTAATATCCTTAGTAATAAATCTTTCAATCATTTGTAAATTGAAAGGAGTCCCCCAAGATCTTTGTTTGTCTACAACATACTTTCTATCAATATAAGAATAATAATTATCAATTATTGAAGAGCAAACCTTCATGTATCCCAAATAATTTTCATCCGCAGCATATTGTTCAGAAGTTTCAAAGGTTTTATGAGTACTAAAAAGTAAATCACAAACCGGAGAATCATTACTTACATGAATGTCGGGATTTTGATTTAAAATGGCAGCAAGAAGAGTGGATCCACTCCTAGGCAATCCTGCCATAAAAAAATATGTTTTTTTCATAATTCAAATAATATAGAATTTATAATTTATTTTTTGGTGTCTTCCTTTTGAGTCGAAGGTTTCTGCTCACCACTTGGAGAATCTTGCACTAGCATACTTAAAACATCTCTAGATCCCAAAAGACGTACAAATCTTTCCTTCAATGAAGATAGTTTTTGTTCTTCTAGGGTAATTTCTTTTTGAAGTTCTTCTAGTTGCTGCTGAACAGTATCGAAAAGTTGCTGATGATTTTGTTCCATGTCGTTTACCTATTAATTAATAATAATTTAATTCCAATAGTATTTATCAGTCTTCTATAGAATCTTTATAGTATTCTGTAGTCTTTAAATGATTATATGCCTGAGTTAAAATAGAATCTGGACTATCTGGATCTATAAAAAATAAAACTTTAAAATCCTTTCCTGGAGTTGCAAATTGACAATCGACACTAACATCAGTTGGTGACATTGCTAAAGCACCTATTGGTTTTTTTCCATCTGATCTTGCCGTTTTAGACGCATAAACTTCAATTGCAATTCTTCCAACATATCCAGACTTCCAATAAACGAATTGTGATTCATCTTCGTCGTCTCTAATACTCAGTCCACTTGGTTGTGTTGGATCTGGGGGAGGTAAAATATCTTGAAGTCTTTTTTCAGTAGCAACGTTTACTATAATATGGTATGCGTCTTTTGCAACCAATCCACTTCCAGGAATTTCAAAATCTCTGATCAATGCCATTTTATTCTCCTAGTTTAATTTTTAAAAGTTCAATTTCTTCCTTCATTGTATTTATTATTTCAAGTTGTTCTTTGAATGCTTCTATGAACAATCCGGCAAAATTTCCATAAGATACTCCATATTCATCAATATCTTTTGCGTGGGTTACAACTTCTGGAAGAACACATTCAACTTCCTGAGCAATAACTCCGATTTGGCGTGTCTTTGTCTCGTCATCAATCTTATTGTAGAAAACACCTCTTAATTTTGATATTGTACCCAAAGCATTATCAACAGTAACTATATTTTCTTTTTTTCTTACATCAGAATATGCAACAATATTTGCTGTCGAATAAATTCCTTTTTCGACATATAACCCATATGAGGCAGATGTTGTTGATGTATTAACTGCCATACATACATTACCCAATAGGTAATACATGTACCACCTACCACTCCCTTCCCTATACCATCCACCATTTCCACTACTGTCCCACATTTCAGAAACACCACCGACGCTATGCCAAGTGCCAGTATAACCATTTCTAGACCCATCAATTCTCCAAGCACCATAACTGCTTCCTGTATTTGGGTAGTAGTGCGCTCCGTTTGTATCCGAATATGTTCCTGTCGTATTGGTATATAACCAATTATACTTGTAAATGTAGTTCGACCCACCATTAATTTGGAATATTAGAGTGTCACTATTATAATCTGCTTTAAATCTAACACCCTCATAACCATTATTTGCTGCCATGGTAACGCCGGTATGATATTGGAGAATAAGATCTGGATATGGATATGTCCATCCACCAGTTTCTTGGTAACCAAAAGAATATGGATAAGATGATCTTGTATGACCACTGCTACCTCCTACTCCATATGGTGTTATTGGAGCAGTATTGCTTATGCTATAGTTCTGTACATCAATTGCTCTAGTATACATGGTCTTATAGATTTCTATAAGACTAGTTGTAGTTCTATAAGACCAACTTCCGGCAGAATCCAATAAACCAAATCCACTAGTATCATGATAAACATATCCATAAATGGTAGAAGCATAACCAGCTCTGAATCTAATACCACCAGTAGTACTGCTAGAAGTTGCGCTGTTCCAATAATTTGCAGAATCCGAATACCAATGAAGGGTAGTTGCTTGGTTATATAATCCTTCACCAGAATCATTATTGCGGAACCAACCATTATTATAAATCTCATTACCAGTACCATTTGATGCTGCAATAGCATAAGAAGTATAATTTGAAGCGTCTAAAACAGCTCTCCAAGCTTGCCAGGTTCCGTTATTTTTTCCTCGAATTGCAATTTGTCCAGATCTATAGTCTCCATAAATTTGGTGAATCCAACTAGAACTATATGCTTGAGAATATAGTGCGCCATCAGTTTGTGAATATAGTGATATATTAGTATTGACATATGCAATACCATTATTGGTTACACTATCTGCTGCTACTGGATTTGAACTGTTCGAATTTGTAAATCCAGATAAATTGGATGCTGTAGTGGCAGTTGTTGAGTTTCCACTTAAAGCAGCTGTAATTGTTCCTGCACTGAAGTTTCCGGAACCATCACGCTGAACAACATAATTTCCAGTATTTGCACTCGTTGCATTAATTCCAATAGTAACTGCAGAAGAATTATTATATGAAGTTCCTGTAAGAGGTGAAGATATTGTTAAAGTATTTGCTAATGGTCTTTGCCATACTCCAGAATCATTCCAAAGTTGCAAATCACTGGCAACGTTCCAAGAACCTGTACCATTATTGGATGCGTACCATCTTACGCCACCTCCAGGATCTAATACGAACAATTGATTATTATTATCGCCACTCGGAGCACTTTGAATCCAGGAACCGTTGTCATAATAAGTGTTTGCTGAAAAATAAACTGCACCATCCCAGGCAAGAACACTGAATGAAGATTGTGATGGTTTTTTTATCAATAACTGTGAGTCATTATTTCCAACCGTTCCATTAACAACTAATGGTGAAGATCCTAAAGCAGCACCATTTCCTGCTACTAGAGTTGCTGCAGTAGTTATTCCTGAAGAATTAATATTAGTAAATACACCATTCGTGCTGGATAAATTGGAAATAGTTGTTATTCCTGAAGTAAATAAACTATTTCCAGAAACATGAAGTTTCGACGTTGCATTAGTAAGACCTATCGCAACATTTGATGTATATGCACCAAGACTTACATTTCCATTTGCGTTTACATCAATACTAGGAATTCCTGAAACATCACTAACTGAAAAAATACTTCCAACAGTAAGATTATTGGTTATTGCAAACAATTGTCCGGCAGATCCTTCAAAACTTAAAGTTCCGTATGAATCGTCTAAAACTTTAAGTGATATTGTTGTGTTGCCAAATCCAGTAAAATCAATTTCTGGTTGCGCAGATTGATTTCTGTTTGGAGTTATGACTATATTTTTGTCAGAATTAGCCATTTTTTAATAGTTCCCTAGATTTATTTATAGAATGTGCTTGAGATCGAGTATTAATATTCGACTATTAACTTTTCAACGTCCTTTCTTTCACCATAAACAACAAAGAAATATTCAATTGGACCATTTTCTTTTGAAAATACATGGACTTTATTATTCTCAATTTTCAAAACTCTAGGTACGGGACTATTGCCAATTGGTGTCAATGTGGCTGTTATGCTATCTTCATGTACGAGTTCTGTCCAATAATCTGGCAGTTCAATTATCAAATTGTTAGATTTTCCTCTTACATAAATTCCATTTTCTGGTCCCTCAAGAGATCCATAACGTAAGGTCATTCCCTCTTTGGTTGGGTGTGGAATTACGAAGGATTTTGTTGTTGCGTTTAATGCGCCAGTAATTGTTAATCCGCTAGATTGCCATGTTCCCCAGTTTCCACTTGCGCCAAAATAAAGATTATTAGTTCTTCTATAACCAAAATACAAGCTTCCAGTTCCACCCAAAGCACCTGCATTAATTTCATTCGAATAGAGAGAAACTCCACCAGAAGAATTAACCTCAAATGCCCTATCTGTACCAGGAACAGTTATTGAAGAGGATATGCTAAATGCACCTGCCCCAGTTAAAGTTGCGGCAAGAGTTGTTCCACCATACCACCTGAACTGTTGGGATGTCGTAGGAACAGAATGCCATAAAGTATCGTTATCGATACCTGTTGCATAGTCAACATTGGAACCACCAATGTTTGCATACCAAACAACTTTAGTACCAACACTTCTTGTAGTAAATGCTGGTGCAGCAACTCCAGTTGTGCCAAATGTAATCCAATTGTTAGTTGCCCCACTGAAAGTTAATTGTGCAGAGGTTGTTGAACCCCCACCATTAAGTGTTAAACCAGTTGCAGTAACAGATCCTGCACTGAAGTTACCAGATCCGTCTCTTCTGACGATTCTATTGGCAGTATTTGCAGTATCAGTTGTATATCCCTCTAACTGAGATGCATTCAGGTTTGTGACTTGAGTTGTTGAATTTACAACTAATGGAGCAGTTCCTGTAGAAACAATAGATACGAATCGAGACGCGGTTGATATTCCAGAATAATTCGAGTTTGTACCACTAATTGCTGTTATTATACCGACATTAGCGTAAACATTGTTTGTATAAGTGTTTGTAAAGTTTCCATTTGTAAATGTTGCACCTACACCCGTGATATTTCCCGATATTGTTGCAGTTACTGTTCTTGCTGCAAAGTCACCATTAGAATCTCTTCTAACGATCGTATTTGCAGTATTTGTAGTTGCACTTGCATATCCTTCGAGGTATGAAGCATTCAGATTTGTAACTTGAGTTGTTGAAGTTACTGTAAGTGGAGCAGTTCCTGTTGATACATTGGAAATTAATATTGTACCTTGAACAGTTCCTGTTACGGCGAGATTGCTGGAATTATCCAGAGTCATTGCTACAGATCCGCCAGATCCTGCGTCATTCTCATTATCACTATGCGAACCACCACGATGCCAAGAGAATCTAGAACCAGATCTATAATAAAGTGTACCAGATTGTACACCTAATCCATAAGCAGTACTCCAAAGGTTAATCATTTGTCTTACAGAAGATCCAAATGATAGTGAGGAAGGATTGTTTATAGAAACATTTCCACTAAATGTTCCTGTAGTTCCTGTAATATCTGCACCAACTAATCCTCCAGTTGCGTTTCTTAATGCAATTGTATTTGAAGTTGCTGAAGAAGAAGAACTATATCCGTTAAGATATTGTGCATTTAAGTTATTAACTTGAGTTGTTGAACTTACGACTAATGGCGCAGTCCCTGTAGAAACTGTAGAATGTACAGTTATTGCTGATATTGATCCACCAATAGAGACATTTCCAGATGAATCTAGTGTAAATCTATTAGTTCCACTGGAGTTTCTTCCAATTAAACTGCTTGTATATTGTAAATACAAGTTGTTGGAAGAGTATTGAATTTTTGCTGCCTTTTCCCCTGTCCAAGTTCCTGTTGTAAATATAATATCTTTATTTGCAGGAACAGCAAATGAAGCAGTTACAGTTCCTCCGATTGAAGGATTTACTGTCAGAGCATATGCGGATCCATCTCCGACTAAAATTGCACCATTTGAGGGAAGAGCTGATAATCCAGTACCACCTTTAGTGATTGGAATATTTCCAACTAAATTGTTTGTATCCAGATAGTATGATCCAGATTGACCACCTAAAGTAGCAGCGTCAATATCACCAGTCGCTGAATTTTTAACAGAAACTTGACCGTCATCCCCAATACTGAATGTTGAGGTCTTAAATTTGGATACTCCGAGAGTTGAGAAACTGTCTAGAGTTTGTTCTACTCTATTTAATTTTAGATTCAGACTACCATAATGTGTAGTAACACCCGAAGAACTATCAAAACTTGAAGATATAATGGTTATTGGCTCAGTTGTTCCAATTCCTACAGATTTTACCACCTTCTTGTAGCTGGAATCTCCAGATAAAAATGTATCTGAATTTGCACTACCAGTTCCTAATCTAGTTGGAGAAATCGTTCCACTAGTTATATTTGCTGCGTCAATACTTCCAGAAGCTAAAATACTCCAGTTATTTGGATCGGCTGAGGATGTATTTACTGTTGCTTCATATGCAACATTTTGTTTTGTAAATGTTACGAATCCGGAAGAAGGAACTGCAGTAATATCGATAGGATTATAAAGTAGTCCGTTAATTGAGACTAAAGAAGTTGCTTGAGTTGCATGTAAAGTAAATGAGTTTGTGGTTGCTGATCCAACAAAATAAAAACTATTTGTTGTAATTCCTGTTGGTGTTGAACCGCTAGATCTTACTGCATCTCCAACACTAAATCCATGATTGACGAATACTATTTGATCCGTATCAACGTTTACTCCCCTTCTTGTTAATGAGTGGGTTCCAGTTCCACTTGTTGCTAAGTCTTTCTTAGTAGAAAGTGCATATGTCGTATAAAGTTCAACAGAGCTAATTCCAACCTTTTTAACATAGTATGTTGTGTTGTTGATAAGATCGCCTAAAAGATTTCCTCCACCTGTACTATAAACAACAGGATCTCCATCGGCAAAACTTGTAGTACCGACAATAATTCTATCATTTGAAAAATCTACATTACCTCCAGTAGAGACATCTGTTGGATTGAATGTTACTGCGTAATTGGCAGCAACTGTAGTTGCTATACCAACTGCGTCTCTGTCTTCTATATAATCGGTAATTAAACTGGAACCTGGGAATTTTTGATTATTTGTTAGTTTTAGATAAAGTCTAGTTTCTACTGTATTGACAGAAACTGTAAAATCAGATCCCCCACTTCTTCCACCAATTAAAGTTGGATTGTTTACCGTTAGAGTATTTCCTTGAACATATCCTCTACCACCATAATCAATATCAACACTTGTAACAGTTCCTCCACCACCAACAATAATAGTTGCTCTTGCACTTGTACCGATTCCAGTAACACTATTTAAAGTTACTCCAGTATAAATTCCTGGGTTTGTATATCCAGATCCCCCAACTAAATTATTTGTTGTTAACAATACTCCCTTAACAAGTCCTGTTGTTCCATATCCTACCGAAGTTGGTACGGTAACAATTCCAATTGCACCACCAGCAGTTGTTGTACTTGTAACTACATCACCATTTTGGAAGTTATAGTTTCTCGTATTGTTATTCAGTATCAAATATTGTCCATATACATCAGAAATAAGTACATATCCACTATCTGGTTCAATTACAGTATCTCCATTTCCCAAATTAATGGCTGGAATTTGATCAACTAATGTAGTTCTTCCTCCAGAAACATTTGTTTTGTAATAATTGACAACTTTTGGCGGAATCAAGTCTGGATTAATTTGTCCAATTGAATTTAACTGTACAATAGAACTTGGAACTGCATTTGTAGAAACTGATTTATCAATAAAGTCTCCAAGTCTATTGTTTAAGAAAGAACGGACTGCTTTTTGAGTTGAAACTCTACTATCCAGTGGACCTCCAATTTCATTATCTCCCAGTCCAACATCAGTTGAGAATTCTTCAATAGCAACACCACCAGATAGACTCAATCTCAAAGAGTCTAATTGTCCAATAGAAACTTTATTATTGAATACAATATTGCCAGTTCTGTTATATGCAATAATAAATTCTCCAATCTTAAAGTCTCCAAGTTCATTTGTTCCGGATGAATAAACTCTTCCTCCTAATGAATAAACTTGTTCTGTTGCCACATCTGTTTTGCCACCATTTTGTGGTAATGCATTATAATCTATTCCAGATCCGGAGAATTCCCAAGTATGTGAAGAGGAGTTAACAATAGAAGGTCTATGGAAGTGAACTTTGTAATTTTCTACTAAGTTTGCAATATTTAATACTTGATTTCCCGTTTCCGTAGAATCAACTTTGAATTCTACCGTAGATAATGTAGTTATTCCTGTTACCGAAGTTATTGCAATTGATACTGGAGACCCACTATGATCTAGGATTATGGAATTAGTACCTATTCCAGTAACCCCAAAATTATTTCGTACACCCGCTATTTTTTCTACGGAAACGATAAGTTCTCTAGAAGAACTGTTATAGGTATATGCATATCCTACTGCAGTTCCTCCATTTACAGATTGTGTTACCTGTCTTCCCGGTACAAAATTCAGAGTACTTGAAGTAGATGCAATGCCAATTTTTTGATAAGAATTGTGGGTATCTACTGTTTCAAAATTGAAGAATTCTTGGTTTCCTTTCTGGAAAGTATTAATACCAGTAGTTACTGAAGTTAAATCGACAAGTCTTGTTAAACTTTCATCTTCATATAACTTGAAATTATCCACATCGACAAATTTTACATAATATTCATTTTGGTTTACAAGTCCACCAATTACCTGCGCAGGTATTATGCCTTCATGTCCTAAGTAAACTACTTTGTCTCCTTCGGTAAATCCATGGCTTGCAATACCTACAGTATCTGTAGTTGTATTAACTCCAACTGCTATATTAACTGTTTTGGAAACTACAGATTGTTTAAATGAAGATGTTTGATCAATTCCACTACCGTCAATAAATCTCAAGACATACAGATCTTGATCGGTTCTTCCCAAACCGATAACTTTCAATGTTTGAAGACCTCCACTTGTACCTGTTGCTGAAGCTACACCTCTATCAAATACATATGATCTTTGATTGAATCCAGTTGATTTGAGAGCGTAATAACCAAAGTTTGTTGCGGAGTTTGTAATTGATAGATAACCACCAGATTGTGCAAGTGATCCATAACGACAGAAAATTTGGAAACAAGAAACAACCTGAGAATATCCATCATTAATTACCCTCCATCCAATTCCACCAAATGAAACCATTGTAAAGGCATTGGCAACCATTGATTTACCAAATTCTGGTTGTGGTCCAATGACGGGATTTTCTGCTTCTTCTGGTATGATTGCGGTATTGGGTGTTAGTACTTTGGATCCGTCAACTAAAATTCCATTTCCACCTAAAAACGAAAGTATTGAACAGTTTTGAATATATGGCGATCTTGTGATAATTGGTTTTGTTGTTTTTACTGCATAACCAGTTCTTGGAGTATTGGGATCTGATGGATCGTCAAATGCAATAGCATAATCGAATGTGTATTGTGGGACACCAGCAGCGTCCACATAATCTTTCATTGCAAATCCCGTTACATAACAACCATTTCTGACTCGGAATAAATCTTTTCCGGAATTTAATGGTCGTATAATAGTATTTCTTAAGTTATCTCCAACAATTGCTACGTCTTCGTAAAGAATGATTGGATTATCCTCTACATATTCTCCAGCTTCAACAAAAATACATACTGGATTTGATTTTACTGTAGGTAAAGTTACTGAGGGAGTAGCTGCTGTTCCTATCCCTATAATTGTTGTAACAATTCCAACATAAGATCCAATCGCACTTAAAACATCAGCACAGCAATTTTCGCTGTATGCACTAGGATTGCATGAGTCATCATATGCTATTGATAAATCATATGATTGGAATAATGTGTTCTGATAAGTTGTTGGCACTCCAACATTATTAATGATGTATTTTGAAAGATCAATGATGTAGCGGTATGCGGATACTGTTTCGGTTGTTTCTCCGGCAACATAACTTGTACCAGCATTCCAATATGCCAATCCAGCGGCAACAGATTTTGAATTTCCTCCGTAAGATAAATCATATACGATTGCATCTACAATGTAACCAATATCTCTTTTGCATATAGTTTCATCATACTCTGGATCTGTAAGTAGAGCAGGATAGGTAGTTGTTGTAAATCCAATAACTTCAGATTTGATAAATTCCTTGTTTGCTTCTAGTAAGTTTGCAGCATCTAAATATCTTCCTCCAGGTAATACAAATGACTCAAATGATGCTAACTGCGCTGCTCTCTTGATAGTAGCAACTGGAGCGGCCTTGCCGTCGTTTGCATCATTACCATTTGCTGTAGAAACATAGATTCTATTTTCATATAAACCTGCGTTCTCAAAAGATAATTTTCCTCCAGGATTTAAAGTTAAAACTTGACCAGGAATTCCTAAATTTGGTGGAAGAGTTAATGTATATGACTGTGAATCTGTAGATGAAGCTCCAACAAACCTATAAGTATTGATTCCACTAGTTTGTGTGTTAATGCCTATAAATTTGAGATCATTATTTAAAATAGCACTATCATATGTTGCTTGGGTACCACTCAGTGTTGTTATAATTCCGGAATTTGCGTTAAATGTCGATACTCCGGTTAAAACATTATTATTTCCGTTTATAGTTACTGATCCTGATCCAACAGTTAATATTCCGATTACTCTAGCGTCTCCGGTAACAATCAGAGTTGTATTGCCAAACCCAATTTTTACATTACCAATAGTACTTACACCAGAATAATTTAAGTTTGTTCCTGATATAGTTTGTATTTGGGCAGTTGTAATTATTCCTATGATTGAATTAATTGTTGTTGCCGTAGCTATTCCGGAATAATTTAAATTAGTGCCACTAAGGTTGTTTATTGATCCTATACCAGAATAATTAATATTGGATCCATTCAAATTGGTTATTGACCCAATACCAGAATAATTAATATCATTTCCACTTAAAGTCTGTATATTGGAACTATTACTATTGAAAGTTGCTATAGTGCCAACGCCAATATAATCTAAATTGGTACCTGAAATTTCTGTAACTAGTCCAACATTAGAAAATACGTTTTTATAATATAAAGTGTTACCTCTTAAACTGCTAATACTTGCAACTCCAGACAGAGTAAAGTCTGTTGCAAATAATTCATTTACTGTCGTTATTCCCGAATAATTTAGATTTGTTCCATTTAAGTTTGAAATACTTCCACTTCCAGAATAGTTTATGTTATTTCCAAACAATGTTCCGATTGTACCTACACCAGAGTAGTTAATATCGGTACCGTATAAAGTTATAACTGTACCAACACCAGAATAATTTAAATTAGTTCCACGTATGTTGGTAATATTTGAATCGCTTGAATTTAAATTCGAAATTGTACCAATTCCAGAGTAATTGATATTAGTACCATTCAAATATGGAATAGTTCCAAATCCAGAAATATTAATTTCTGTTCCATTTAGAGTAGTAATTGTACCAACACCAGAGTAATTGATATTAGTTCCGGATAAAATTGGAATTGTGCCTATACCCGTATAGTTTAAATTGGTTCCTGCAATATTGGTAATGGATCCAATTCCAGTATACTCTAGATTAGAACCTTTAATCTCTGGGATTGTCCCAATTCCAGAAGAATTTAGATTTATTGTTGTTACATCATCAAATGATCCTTCTAAAAATGTTGAAGTATCTCCGTCAAGGGTTGTTACTGTTCCGCTAGAATAATTTAAAGTGCTGCCAGAAATATCCGAAATATTTCCAGTTGTGCCATTAATAGTTGATATAGTGCCAATACCAGAATAATTTAAATTTGTTCCTTCTAGATATTGGAATGTACTTATTCCGGAATAATTAATGTTGTTACCTGACAACGTATCAATTGTACCTATTCCAGAATAGTTTAAATTGGTACCCCTTATAGTATCTAAAGTTGATAATCCAACAACCTCAACATTATTTGATTTTATCTGCGTTATTGTTCCTACACCAGAATAATTTAGATTTGTTCCATTTATCGTTGCAAAACTGCTTATTCCGCTATAATTTATATTACTACCAACTAAAGTTGCGATTGTGCCTACACCAGAATAGTTTAAATTTGTACCATTCAAATATGTTAAAGAACTAATCCCAACATACTCAATATCAGACCCCATAAGAGTTGATATTGTACTCAATCCACTATAGTTAAGGGTTGATCCTTCTAGTGTTAAAATAGTTGATATTCCGCTTATATTAATATCTGTGGAAGCAATTGATGTGAAAGTTGCAGAATTGTATGTTAGTTGATTACCTTCAAGAGTTTGTATATTAGATGCTGCAAATGTTCCTACTCCACTATAGTTAATATCAATACCAGTTAAAGTAGATATTGTGCCTATACCATTATATGATATATTGAATCCGTTTAAATTTGATAATGTGCTTACTCCGGAATAATTTAAATTTGTACCGGTTAAAGCTGATATTGTACCTACACCAGAATAATTGATATTTGAACCAACTATACTAGAAATACTGCCTATTCCGGAATAATTTAAATCTGTTCCATATAATGAACTAACTGTACCAATTCCGGAATAATTTAAATTTTCTCCAGTTAGAGTAGTAACTGTAGAAATTCCTGAGTAATTTAAATTCTGTCCGTTTAACTTTTCTACAGTTCCATTTGAATATGATAATCCTATTCCACTTATTGTTGTGACTACGCCAACACCAAAATTGCCTATGGAAGCATAGATATCAGAACTTAATCCTATGGAAGTTGCATTTATACTTCCAAAAGTTCCAACTCCACTATAAGATAAAAATGTTCCGGAAATATTTGTAACTACACCTACGGCAGATCTTAAATCCTGTATGGTGGAAACGCCAGAATAATTTAAATTTACTCCTGTTAAATTGGTTATAATGCCAACATTATATTCCAATCCAGATCCTGATAGGGATGTTACAACCCCAACAGAATAATTTAATTGATATCCTTCTAAAGTATTTGCGATTCCAACTCCATAAGTTAAAGTATCTACCGAAAGGGTTCCTATTGTACCAACCCCAGTCGCAACAATATTTGTTGATTGTACGGAAGTTGTTTCAATTAAATCGGTAAGTACAGTATTGACCGCAAGAGCTGATGAGTCTAAATATGTGTCTCCAGACTTAAAAGTACTATTTGTTATTGTTACTCCAGAACCAATTCTTATCTCTCCACCATCGCCATCAAGTGTAACTGCAATTCCAGAACCAAAAGTTGATATTCCAGAAACTTTTGCAGTACCAAAAACTTCTAAATCGGAAGAAGCATTGTCGGTTTTTATACCAACTCTACCAATAGTTGTTATGACAGTATTGTTCTCTGTAAAGGAACTTATACCAACGTTTAATTGAGATTTTCTTCCGCTTAGAAATTTGTCCATTTTTGATATAAAGTCCTACTTAATAATAGTTTGCTGATTACTAATTTAGTGTTTCTAAAACACTTGCTATGAATTTTAAATTTCCTGTGGATCCTACACCTGTTATATTTAACTTATCACCGGATTCCAGTACAAGTTTTCCTGATACTAAATTTGCAGAATCATTTGATGGGATTGCAAAATCTTTCACGATCTCGGTTGTTACTGCAGTTCCGGAAACTGATCTTTCATGAGAAAATGTTATTGTATGCGATTCAGAGTCAACGTTTGCTGCCTGGGCAAGAAGAACCACACCAGAATATCCAACTGGTGCAGTGTATATTCCAACCTTATCAGGAGTAACTACATGTGTTATTGTTTTAAATACGTTTAAAGCTAATGCCATTTTTGTCTATCCTCCTAGTGCTAGAATAAAAGGTGTCATTGTAGTAAATAAACTTTTTGAATAAAAGTTACCCGATATTGTTCCGGTTTGTTGATTTACTGTAACTCCGTCACCTATTCTAAAATTTCCTGATTGATCTGTTGATGTATATACAACCAAACCACCATTTCGTGCTTCAGTTTCATTCTCTTGTATTGGAATACCTCCCGTTGACGGAAGTGCAGATGCAATGGTTATTCCAGAACCAACATATTCAAATGAATGTCCCGACGCTAAAATTCTGCTTTGTTTAAAGAATGGAACAGTTGTACCAACTCCAACAGAATATGGAACATTATCGGTCAATGTAATAGTTGAAATTCCGGAAGAAATCGGAGTTGCACTTTCAATTACGTAGTATGTGGGAAGTAATGATGCAACCGCAATTGCAGTACTAATTCCCACATTTGGTGAGGATATTGTTATTGTTGGTGTAGATTCATATCCTCTTCCACTAGAAACAACTTGAATATTTGTAACACTTCCATTATCAATTTCTGCTACTGCTTGAGCTTGAATACCCCAAGAAGTTGACGGTGGAGAGATTGTTATTGTTGGTGGAGAGGTATAACCCGTTCCTCCTACAGAAACAGAAATTTTTTCTACAGTGTTATACAATTTATCAAAATAAACTACTTGCCCGTCATATGGTCTAGTGTTTCCTAATCCAGCAATAACAAATTCATTTGTATTTGAACTTGTGGCAACAGTTACAACACCAACAAACTGCTGTGAACTTACTCCATCCGCAATTAGTGCATAATTTCCAAAAGAAGAATTTGAATTTGTTAAGTCACATGCCCCACCAGATCCACAATAAACAGCAATATTGTTGCAAATAGTAAAAAGAGACACTAGTTGAGCATATCCATTATTTGTGATAGAAACTCCTATACCTCCCTGATTATACTGTGTATACGAATCTAGCACCATTGACTTTAAATTACCACTTGCATGATTTCCATCAATTTTCATTCCAATGCTATTTGGAATGAAATTTGTGCAATTTTGAATATATGGTGATTGAGTTATGGTACCTGCACCAACAGGATTAAATGCAAATATTGCTTTACCTGCATTAAGAGTTCCTGTATAAGACATTTCTGCAACATAATTTCCGTTTGTTATGTAGAACAAATCAGAACCAGAATTTTGTGGAGATACTGATACCTCTCTTAAACTGTCTCCAATTATAGAAACTTGTTCAGGAACAGATAACGGGTTGTTTTCTACATAAGATCCAGCACTAACTTTAATAACTGTTCCTGCTGTTGCTGTGGTGAGTGCTGCTCCGATTGTTCTTTTTGCGTCTCCAAGTTTTTTTCCTGTATTTGAGTCGCTTCCGTCTGATGTAACATAAAGAATATTGGTAACTGTTGCTCCGGCACCAAGTCTTACGATATCGGTGCCGATTCCCGTGCGTTCTCTGCGAGCATATAACTCTGCGTCATATGTGTTAAGGCCAAGTTCTCCCAAAGGTAAATCATTTACCTGCGGCGACTTTCCGGGAACTGCAGAACGTTTAATTCTAATTTTGGGAGATGCCATTTAATGCAAATTGGTATATACCTCAAGTTCAATATGAATTGAACTTTTATATATTTATCAATAATCTTCAGTCTGTTGTGAATCTTCGAGTAGAGATTTTAAAACGTTGTTTTCTTCTGTTATGTTTTGTACAATTATCTTTAATTGGTTTAATTGTGCTTCTAACACAATATTTTTGTTTAGAAGTTCAAAACTTTTTTGTTGATATACATTAATAACTTCTTTTAAATCATTTTCATTCATTTTAATATGTTCCACAATCAACTGTAATATTTTCCAATAGTCTTTCGCCACTAGAGCAATTTATTATTGAAGATTGTCCTGCACAATCATTAATCCATATTGTAGAAACTTCTATAGGTGCATAAGAAGTGAAGGTAATTTGTGGACTTGTGGTACCAACTCCAACACTTTCTGATATTTCTGACCCAAATTTGAATCTAGAATCTGATTGCTCCCAAATAAATGCCGATTTTTTGGATGAAGTTTGATAATAATTAAATAAAATGCCCAAGTCCCAAGTAGTTGTTACTGAAGGAGTAGACCCGTCAACTATACCAAGTTCAATTGTGCGATCTTCAACTGTAATGGATGTTGTATTTATTTGGGTTGTTGTTCCATTAACATATAAATTTCCAGAGACTGTTAAATCGGAACTAGTTTGGACGTTGCCAGTAGAATTTGATATAGCAATCGCAGAAGTACCATCACTTGCCTTTATATATTGGGATCTTACTTCACCAAAAGTACCTATTCCACTATAATTTAAATTTGTTCCGGAGAGATTGGTGACAATTCCTACAGTGCTTAATAAATTTTGAACTGTTGCAATTCCACTTACGTTCAAATTTGTTGAACTTGCATTTGTAAAAGTAGAAGTTGTATAATTTATAGAAGATCCACTCAAAGTAGTTGCCGTAGATATGCCAGAATAATTTAAATTAGTTCCTCTTAGCGAAGTAATATCTGCAACTGAATAATTTAAAGTTGTTCCATTTATAGTAGATATTGTTCCAATTCCACTATAATTCAAATTGGTTCCTAAAATATTGGAAACAGTTGATATGCCAGAATAATTTAAATTGGTTCCTCTCAATGCAGTAATATCTGCAACAGAATAATTTAAAGTTGTCCCTTGTAATGTAGTTATGGTTGATAATCCAGTATAAACTAAGTTATCACCACTTGCAGCATAGATACTTGCAATATCAAAGTTTAAGTTTATTCCGTTTAAATTTGAAATTGTACCAATTCCAATGAAACTATAATTTGTTCCCCTTAAAGTAGTTACTACACCAACGTTAGAGTAAAGGTTTACAAAATCTGCGGTGGTTCCATCAATTGTTGGTAAAGTTGCTATTCCGGAATAATTTAAGTTAGTACCTACTACATTAGTAATAGTTCCCACGCCAGAATAGTTTAGATCAGTTCCCCTTAAAGTAGTTACTACGCCAACATTTGAATACAGATTTGTAAAATCTGCGGTGGTTCCATCAATTGTTGGTAAGGTCGCTATTCCGGAATAATTTAAGTTTGTTCCGGTGAGAGTTGTGACTGTAGAAATTCCAGATACTATAATTCCATTTGTTTCTATGACATCAGAAACATTTAATTTATTCGTGAATGTTGTTCCAGTGACTGTTACCCCAGCACCTATAGTTTCGAATTTCTTAGAATCATCATAATAAAGTTCAACTTTTCCATCAACTAAAGCATCTCTATAAAATCTTGCTAGGGTTTCAGTTTGATTCTTAATAGAGAATATGCTGTTGCTATTAGATCCTAGATTAATTTCTAAACTAGATCCGGTTTGATTTTTTATAATATTTGTTGTTCCGTCATGAAAAATTCTTAAATCATTACTATCACCAAAATCAAGAGTATCTGAATCACCAAATGTAGCAGTATTGAAAGAAGCGTTACCTAAAAATGTAGAAACTCCAGATACACTTAACTGATTTGTAAAAGTAGTTCCTGTGATTGATACTCCCGTTCCGACAGTTTCTAACTTTTTGGCATTATCAAAATAAAGTTCAACCGAAGAATTTTTTAATGCTAAGAGATAAGTTTCTGAGAAATCGTATGATTGTAGTCTAACTGAATCACCACTAACTATTAATTCGCCAGTTAAATTATTAATTACACTTGAAGTTCCATTGTGATATATTTTTAAATCATTTCCGTCGCCAAAGTTTATGATGCTATTGTCGCTTAAATATAGATCATATCCATTTTGTACATTTATAGAATTTGAAAAGTAAACTGGAGAGTTAAAATATGCATTATTTGCAAATGTAGATATTCCACTAAAGGTTGAAAATCCGGATACACTCAGATTTGATATTGTTGCAAATCCAATTGATGAAAAATTAGTTGTAGTTAATGAAGTTACTACGCCAACATTTGAATACAGATTTGTAAAATCTGCGGTGGTTCCATCAATTGTTGGTAAAGTTGCTATTCCGGAATAATTTAAGTTAGTACCTGTTAAATTATTGACGGTACCTACACCAGAATAGTTTAAGTTTGTTCCTACTACATTTGTAATAGTTCCAACGCCTGAATAGTTTAGATCAGTTCCCCTTAACGTAGTTACTACACCAACATTAGAGTAAAGGTTTACAAAATCTGCGGTGGTTCCATCAATTGTTGGTAAGGTCGCTATTCCGGAATAATTTAAGTTAGTA